ACCACGCCATACTATCACGTCAGCTTGATATCCAGTCACCTCTGATTGGAGTTGGAACTTGAGCACCACCGAGATTGTTCTTGTCGTCGCTTGAAAGTCTACGTCGCGCCCAAGATCTGATGGACTACTCATCGTCACAGTTCCGTACACTGGATTGTAGGTTCTGATGACATTTTCACCCCGGCCATTATCTCCCATAACTTCCTGACGTCTTAGCACCTTGAAGGTATCTAAGAACATTGGATCTAGAAGGGCATCTGACATGTCTAAGAGAGCCATTATTTTTTCACCACGTAGATGATTGAATTTCTAAGTTGGCCAGTATTGACCAACGGTGTAATGCCAACAGATGCTTGGGCTTCTGCAGGAGAAGCTCCTTCAGCGATCTGCTTCATGTATTCTTTTTCGCCCTTGCGCATAGACTTTGTCTTGCGCCCATATTTACGGGCTTCAATTGTTGCAGGCTTTAACGGTGGTGGAATACCTTCTGTGATAACACCACGAATTGCGTTTTGAGCAGCTAGGCCAGCTCGGTTTAAGCAGGCATTGACCAAGCCTTCGTTGCCAGTCAGGACTGCTGAAGCAGCTACTTTAAATTCTGCCCGAATGGTTGGCGTGGCGCGTTTAATACCAGGGCGCATAAAAGGCCTTGCAGGCACATTATTTGCAGGAGCCCCGTTGTCATGAATGTAAGCCAAGGTTGCATTATTGATCGGTTCATCTGTTCTCGCAGTCTTTGATCTAGGCACGCCAACAAGCACATCTTTCTGCACTAAAGCATCAAAAGCTGCCAGTAACTTGGGCAGCTTATTTGTGATGAGTTTAGCAGGGTTTTGCATTAGGAGTTATAAATCACCAAGCTGCATACGAACAACAGCACCAAGTCTGTTATATGAGGAAACAGCTTTCTCCATTGCTGCGCGTTCAGCTGGAGTAACAGTTTCTTTTCGAGATTCTTTGTGTTTAACTTCTTTCATCAAGTCTTGAGCTTTTTTCTTTAGCACAAGCGCGTTATCACGTTTTCTGATGAGATCATCAATGATCGCTTTTACCTCATTGATATTTTTCTTATCTGAATTTTTAGGGTACGGCAAAAGTCCAGAGCCCTGCCCAACGTGGGCTCCGTTCCATGTATTAAAGACAGTTTCGAGGATTCTATAACCTTTATATTCCACGACTTGTGTATCTTTTGTTTTGCGGTGGACGTGAATATGAATTGCCATGATTAGCTTCCAAAGTTAGTAAAGCCAGGGGTGGTCAAAGGACCTTGCCAGCCTGGACCATTTAATGGGGGAGTGTAGCCGATGCCGACTTGTAGTGGGCCAGCTCCAAAGATCTTAGCAAGGCGGTAGAACCTGGTGCCATAAATCGTTTGATTCCAGTGACCAGCATCTTTTTCTGTTACTGCGCCAGTATCATACCCGATCGAGACCTTGTCAACGCCCTTGCTGCTAATTGGGCCAGTCTGTTGACCTGGAATGCCGCCGACAGAAGATTCTTTTTGGGCCTTGGCCTCTAGTACGATTTGATGAGCCGTATAAAGAGCAACCCCTAGGTTTGTTGAGTTTGCCCAACGTGACCCATCGACAAACCGGCCTGCAACATCTAACCAAAAATCAATCTGCGCTTTTGGATAGGTTTGTGTGCATTCAAACTCAGGAAATTGCTGCCTAAAGGTTGCCGTGTCAAGGGTTGGAGTTGCCATGATAGTTCCTAGCGTGGATTTGCTTTGATTGCGGCTTCGACAGCTTCTAATGCGGTTCTGGCAGCTCCTGCAGCTTTATCAACTGAGAATCTGTTTGTAAGAACACGCTCGTTGCCAGCAAGTGCTTTTAAATCAGCAGTAATTCTAGCAAGGTCACGCTGCGCACTTGCAAGGGTGCCGATGATGCCAGCATCTTTTGCTTTACCTGAATGAATGTGAATATGAGTGGTCATGATTAGCTCTTTAGAACACGTTGAATTTCAGCCCAGATGCCAGGACCACGAAAGTTTCCACCAATTGAATAGGCTTCTTTTTTCAAGTCTTCTTTAAGTTTACGAGCTTTCTCTACGACTTCTTTGCGGCGACGCTCCTCATCAGGACCAATGGTGCCATCTGGGTTCGCGTCTTTTGCACGGCTACTTAGGTGGATATGGATGTGCTTGGTCATAGGATTTTTTCAGCCCCAATAATAGAGCCCATGTCAAGTTTGTGCAACTCTTTTGAGAGATCTTGTTCAGTCAACTTGTCAACTTTTGGTGCAAGTTCATTTGCGTCACGCAAAACAGCCGAGAGCTTTGCTTTGAGCTGCGCTAAAGAATCAATCTTAGCGATCAAGTTCTCAATACGCCTTGGCAAATTTTTTGCAAGTCTGGCGTTATAGCCTTCTGCATCTTTTGCTTTTTTATCATTAGCACGCTTCGCACGAAGATCATTATGACCTTTAGACCAGTCTAAATGCTCTTGTGTACCCTTCTCGTATGGGTTCTCATCGTACTTTACGCCTTTGGTCGCAGCCATCGAACCTTCGTTGTAGTGCTGCTTTGCGTCTCGTGCTTTCGCAGGACCTAAATGAATGTGAATGTGCTTGGCCATGGTTAAGCCTCCGAGCTTGATTCTTCACCACCACGATGAGCCCAATATTTCTTGTTCTCTTCGTTAATCGTTGCCAAGGTTACGTGCTCAGGCACGCATTCGACAACTGTTGGTTCGTATTCGTCGTTTGCGCGCTGAGTCTCGTAAGCGATTGCTGCCGCCTGCTTAGGATCTTTGCCATGCTTGATCTCTGTCGCAATATTCTCTTTTAATGCTTTTTCTGAACTTCCTTGAATTAACGGCATAATCGCTCTCCTTAATTACTTCTTGTAAATTGTAACGCCATTCGCTTTTGCATACCAATGCTCAGCATGCTCAATTGGCATCTCGCAGATTCCGGCGGCATAATCAACAATGTGATCATGTGTTGTGCGTAGTTTAAATGCTTTTGGCACTGTCACTGTTACGTAAACTGCTTCATCTGCAGGAGCTGCTTGAGGCTGCTCAGCTTCTGTCGCTGGTTCGGCTTGCTCTGTTGCGTTGGTTTGTTCTGGCAGGGCTTCAGCTTGTTCAGCTTGCTCTGTTACTTCTGCCTGATCTAATTCTTGATCTTCAACTTGGGTTGCTTGATCTTTTTTAGCCACGGTAATTCTCCTAAAGAAAAAAGAGACCCCTACTTTTCGTGATAAGTAGAGGTCTCAAGCTGCAAGGTTTAGATACCGTCGAAGTAGCCGATGGTCTCTGGGTAGACAACTTCAACTGCGCCTAAGCGGCAGAAGTAAGTAGTCTTGTGGTAGATCGAGTCGTACTGGATTGGAGTACGTTGCAACAATGTCATTGGGTAACGAACACGTTGCTTCTCTTTTGTGTAAACTACCATACGGTCAACTGTACCGAGTGTGCCGATAGTACCGCCTACACCTGCACCGATCAACCATTTCAATGGGAAGATCTCTAACTTGCCCTTACCAGAAGTAGTCAAGAGGTTGTTCTCTTGGATGTACTTGAGGATGGACACGTTACCAGCATTAGAAACTTTAGCTGTTGAGATGTAACCAAATTGTGCTGGTGGCAACAACAAACGACCTGGGATGACTGCCCATGCAGAGGCTTGCCATACTGATGTCAACGCAGTGTTAACGTCAGCAAGGATCTCGTCAGGAGTCTTCTTAGACCATTGTGTGAAGGTAGAAGCGCCAGCAACTACAGGCTGAACGTTTGTTACCAAGCTGTTGTTAACTAGACCAGTGTCGCCAGTGGAATAGTCACCAATATACACTTGCTCATCAATGTCCATTTGATGCTTGAGCTGTAAACCTTCATACTTCTGTTGGTCTACTGGACGGCCGAGTTTAGCAGCAGATTCAAGTTCCAAGATGGTGTACTTGAGTTCCATTGCCCATGGGCGCAATTGATGTGGTACTTTGGCGATATCAGCAGAGATGCCAGTGATCTGGTCGGTATTCTTACCGATCCATGCCTTGCCGTTACCAACGCCTTGTCCAGCGCCTAAACCAGAGGCTGAAGCGAAGGTAGACAATGTGAAGCTAGAAACTTCATCAGCAATCGTTACGTCTTCACGCAGATCCAAGTCACGACCCCAAGTCACAGAAGCCAAAGGCTCGTGCAAGGTCATGTCTAAGCGCTCTAATTCACCAACCAAGAACGCGCCTGTGCTATCAACTGTACGACCGTCAGCTGTGCGGAATGAACCACCCAAAGGACGACCAACCATGTTGCCCATTTTGTCGATTGTTCGGAAGCCTGAATCGAAAGTCATCATGTCGCGAACCTTGCGACGTGGTAAAAGAATGTTGCTCATTGTTAGCTCCTTATTTTAGTTAGCTGGGGTGATGAAGATTTCAGCAACACCGTTTGCATCCATACCGCCTTGGAAATTAGCATTCGTTACCAAAACGTTATTTGTGCCGTCAGCAGCTGTTTCAAACTGACCGATGATGTGTGCGCCAGAGGTTGCAGCTACGCGAACGTAAACTGGACCATTTTTAACTGGAGCTGTTTGACCAAGATTAACTTGGACCATGATGTAACCAGAACGCAATACATCAATCACGTTGCCTGCAATTCCAGCGTTGCCGATAGCAGCAGCACCAAAGTTGTTAGCAGATGATTGTTGGAATGGGTATGGACGAACTGTCACACCGTAAGCAGCGCTAGAAGCGTCGCCAGTTGTGAAAGGACGTGTACCTTGGCTTGCTGGATCAATCAACACAGCCTGACCAAAAATGGCAGGAGGTGCAGCTGGGTCAACCAAGCATGGCTCGATTGAAGCTGGGTGGGTACGGTTTACATCACCGGAGAAGCCTGCGCCCATACGGAATGGGAAGGCCACGTCACGGGTTTTCATGCGTGTAACTTGTTTCATTTTCATTTCTCCTTAGTGGTTGGCCCAGTATGAGGCGTTCTTCTTGTTCAGTTCAGACAAGGACAGAGGACCGGCTGATTGAGCAGAGTTGCTCACGTCACCAGTGCGACCGGCATTGTTATTTGCTGTCTTTTTAATCGCGGCAGCAGAACGGAACAGGGTACGAACAGCGTCACAGGTCATC